GGGTTGTCTTCGGCCAGTCTTCCGATGCCGGCGATGCCGAGGCGGAAAGCCTGTCGATCAAGTTCATGCGCGGCCATACGACCGGCGGGTCCGGCGGGTCTACCGTCACACCCTGCCGCATGAGCCAGCAAAGCGCACAGAACGCCAGCGCGACAGTCAAAGCGAACAACACCACGGAAGCGGCCGACGGCTCTCCCGAGACTGTCTGGGCCGATGCCTTCAACGTGCAGGCCGGTTACGTCTACCATCCGACAATCCATCCGGCGGACCGCAAGACGGCGCAGGATTCAGGGCTGTTCGTGATCGCGCCGAATGAACGCTTTGTGATCAATCTGCCGACCGCGCCGGATGATGCGCTCACGATGTCCGGTTCGATTGAATTCGAAGAAGTGAAGCGTCTCTGACATGACGACCGCCGTACAAGGCCCGGTCTTCAGTCCTGTTGCGCCGAAGACAATTCCGCAGCAGGACGTGCAGAAAATCATGCTGATGGCAGACAAGTTCTGCTATTCGGCGGCCGGTCAGGAAAAGTGGGCAGAACGCGCCCGCGAAGCCGTGCGGTTTCTGGAAGGCCAGCAGTTCACCGACATGCAGAAGGCGACGCTGGAAGGGTCGGGACGCCCGGCGCTAGCGCTGAACAAGATCCTTCCGCTTGTCCGGCTGATCATGGGCTTTCACGCCAACAACCGGACGGATACGACCTTTCTGCCCGGCCATGACGGAAGCGGCACGGAAGCCGTTGCGGATGTCCTGACGCACCAGTTCAAGAGCATTGCCGAAATGAACCAGCTTTCCCATGTCGACGGGGAAGTGATGCTGGACGGACTGAGCACGGGCCGCGGCTACTGGCGGCATGTGCTGGACTTCGAGGATAACGATCTGGGCGAGGTCTCTATTCGCTCGCTCGATCCGTTCACGGTCTATATCGACCCGGATGCGGATACCTACGATCCGAACGACAGTTGCGGCCATATCAACCTGACGCGCTGGGCATCGATCGACGAAATCGAATTCGCCTTCGGCAAGCAGGTGTCCGATCTGGTGAAACCCTTTGCCAGCGGTCAGACCTGGAACGGGTTTTCCTCGCTGGCCTCGACGGCGACGGGCGAGATCACGGCGGAACGGTCTTTTGCGGAAGACGAGGAATCCTATTCCGCTGACGGGTTCCGGGGGCTGTTTCACGACAACTTCGTCGATACCGCCCGCAAGAACATACGGGTGCTGGAGACAGAGTATTACATCACCGAGAAAAAGCCGTGCTTCATCGATCTGGAGACCGGCGACCGCAAGGTGATTCCCGATCACTGGAACCGCGACAAGGTGCAGAAGGTTCTGATGCACGCCGAGAAGCTGGGCAATCCGCTGGATGTCCGGGTGCGCAAGGTGCGCCGGGTGCGCTGGGTGCAGATGGTCGGCGATGTGATCGTGCATGACGACTGGTCGCCCTACGAGACGTTCTCGATCGTGCCGTTCTTTCCGTATTTCCGTCGGGGCAAGACCAAGGGCATGGTTGAAGACCTGATCGATCCGCAGCGGGAATACAACAAGAACCGCATGTCCCGGTCGGAAATCCTCGCCAAGACCGCCAATGGCGGGTGGAAGATGCCGGACGACGCGCTTGATCCGATGCAGAAGCGGAACCTGAAAAACTACGGATCAGCGCCGGGCTTCGTGATGGAGTACAAGGCAGGCAAGACCGCACCGGAGCAGATCGAGGCGCAGAACCCGCCGACGGAATTCGCCCGGCAGGAAGAGGCCGCGAACAACGATATCCGGGAGATTGCCGGCATCAACGAGTCCATGCTGGGCCAGTTGGACCGTGTTCAATCGGGCAGGGCTATCGAGGCCCGCCAGCGCCAGGCCGTGATCGGTCTGCAGATGTACATGGACAATTTCACCCGGTCGAAGGAACTGCAGGGCCGCAAAGTTCTGAACATGGTGCAGCGGTTCTACACCGAGGAACGGATCATCCGGGTGGTCGGTGAAGACGGCAGCCTGATCACGTCGGTGATCAACAAGCCCAATATCGACCCCTACGGCAAGTTCATCGGCAAGCTGAATGATGTGACGATCGGCAAGTATCAGGTGGTGGTCGACGAGACCCCGATGTCCGCCAGCTTCCAGAACGCGCAATTTGAAGAGGCAATTCTGCTGGCCGAGAAGATGGGCCTGCAGGGGCCGGCGGCAATGGCGTTCATCGATGTGCTGATCGATCTGTCCTCCATGCCGCGCAAGGACGAGATCAAGGAACGGATGAAGGCGGCGATGGGCATGACGCCGGAGACGCAAGGGATACCGGGCGGGCCACCAGCCGCACCACAACAGGAGTTGGTTGCATGAATTTGGATCAGAACACCGTCGTTACCAGGGCCTTCCGGGACCAGTTGATCGCCAAGGGCAACTTCTGGGTCTGGTTCGAGGCCGAGGGGAGCGTTCAGCAGTCCGCGCATAGTCCACTGGCGCCGCATCCTGACCTTGCGCAGGAAATGGTGTGCCGGGATCTGTTGAAGGCGCTGAACCGGAACATCGCGATGGACGGGACATGGATTGTCGCGGTGACCGATGCGCCGGAATTCACGCATGGCACGGAGTACGCAACCATCTGGATGCTGTGGATGGACGAGGACGGGGATGTGCATATACCGATCGAGGTCACCGATCCGCTGCATGTCGTGCTTGAGCAAGGGCCTGACTGCCGCATCGAGCATGCGCTGGAAGCCTATGAGGTGTGGAAGCATCTGCTCGACCTGGAACAAAAACCCGACCAGAAGAAGAAATACGCCAAGGGCGAGAAGATGACTTTGGTCGACATGAACGCCTTCGACTACATCGGAGACTAGAAAGGATCATCATGAGACACGAAATCGAACGGGCGATTGGGACATTCAGCCCGAAACACGCAGGCCTTCTGCGCAATACCATCAACGGACTCAACCTGCCGGACATCGGAACGATTGCCCGCACCGTCCGCGAGACGCTGGAAGCCGAGAACGTTCACACCGGCGACTTCCCGAATCCGTTCACCGGCGACCTTGCCGATCAGTGGCGGGCCGGATGGGAAGGCGAAGAGCAGACCGATGAAGAACTGCCCGATTTCAGTGCGATGACCAAGAAGCAGATCGACGAATGGGCTGCAGAGCGCGGCATCACGCTTGATCGCCGGTTGAGCAAGGCCGCCATGATCGCGGCGCTGGGCTGACATGGGAAACCGGGTCGAATATCGTATTCAACCACAAGCGCCGTTTGAAATTACGCGGCGCATCGACTGCGACGATCCGGCGTTTCGGTCTATCAGGACGGCTGCCAAAGAGTGCGAAAGCCTTGATGCTGCTGTCATCGCCGCGCGGGATATTGCGGAGCAGGATCGCGACGGGCTCAAAGAGCAATGGGGCGTAGATCCAGACCGGATTGATGTCACAGTCGGCGTCCTGACCATTGAGGGTCTTTGGTTGAAAGACACCGGATGGAGGGCGCGGTCATGGTAATTGATATGATTTTTGAGGGCATCGCTACAGTCAGCCTGTATGCCTTGGTATTCCTCGTGATGCCGGCTCTGTTCTTTGCCGTCTGTAAGTTTGTGGCGCAACTATAGCCACTACACCAGTTTAGCGCCTTCTGGTGCTTTGAGGGCCGTACCTTGCCAGGGGTGCGGCCTTTCTCGTTCTGGCAACCCGCCGCCGGGGTCAATCGGGCGTTCTTCGGGCCTCTCAGTCGATATCTGAGGGCGTCGCCGCCGGACGTAGCCGGGCGTTTCCGTCAAGCCCCCACGATAGCAGGAGCAAGTAGATGACCGTTAAGAATACGGACCAAGACGATTCCGCCAAACAGCCGGAAGAGGAAAACAGCGATGCTGAAGAGGTAACACTCGATCAGCAGGAATTGCTGGACGCCGAAGCCGAAGTGAAAGCGGAAGAGGAAGCCAAGGCCAAGGCCGCGGACGACACCGAAGAGAAAAAGGAACCCGAGCAGGAAACTGCAAAGGACGAGGACGCAAAGCCGGAACCGGTGATGATTCCGAAGTCCCGTTTCGACGAGGTGCTGGACAAAGCCAACAGGTCGGAAGCTGAAACCGCTTACCTGAAACAGCGTCTTGAGGCGCTGGAGGCTCAGAAGCCTGAACAGAAGGAAGCAACCCCACCGGTTGAGGACCAGATCGCCGCCCTTGAAAGCAAGAGGGATGAAATCTGGCAGAAGGCGGATGACGGGGAGTTGAGTTTGTCGGAGGCGCGCAAACAGGAGCGCGCGCTGGACGCCGAGATCAGCACCCTTCAGAAGCCCGAGCAACCGAAGCCGCAAGCGCCGCAGCCCGATACCTATTTCACAATCGAGAAGCGGAAGATCATGGCGGAAAACCCGGCGATCGACGCCATCAACGACAAGTTTCCTGTGGGTACACAGGCGAATGATCGGCGATGGGAGTTGATCGAGGGCGAGGCGCAGGAAGCAATGGAGCGTGACGGCAAGCCATTGGACCCGAACGATCCTCTCTCCAAACTGGAGTACATGAGGAAACAGGGCGAAATCGCCGCCAAGTATGCGCCCCTGTGGGGAGTCGAAGTCCCGAAACCGAACGGTCAGCCTGAATCCAACAGCGGTACATCTCAGGCTGGAGACCGAAAGAAAAAACTCGATCTGGCGGACAATCATCCGACTGCCATCGACGAGATGGGGTCAACAGGCGATGCGTTGCAATACACCGACGCACAGCTTGAAGCGATGACGGACGACGAGATCGAGGCACTTCCCGACTCGATCAAGAGCAAGATCGCCGGGAGTTCCTTCGACTTCGGATGAGGTTGCCGCGCTTATCTCCAAGAGGATAGCGCGATGAGTACAACCGATTTTGGTGCTTTGACGGCGGCGCAGAAAAAGCTGTGGGCCGTTAAAATCTGGGAACAGGGCCGTGACCGGTCCTTCTGGTTCTCCAAGGGCTTTGTCGGCAAGAACGCCAACGATACCGACGCCATCATCCATCGGGTGACGGAGCTTACCGAAACCGAGCGTGGCGCGAAGTGCGTCATGCAGATCGTTGCAGACCTGGCCGGTGACGGCGTGGTCGGCGACAACAAGCTGGAAGGCAACGAAGAGGCCCTGATCAACGACGAACAGGAAATCGAGGTCGACCAGCTTCGCCACGGTGTGAAATCCGCCGGCGAAATGTCCGAGCAGCGGACCGTTGTCCGGTTCCGGTCGCAGGCCAAGAACAAGCTTGCGTTCTGGCTGTCGGACACGCTCGACGAGCTCATGTTCCTGACGGCTTCCGGCCGGGCCTACACGCTGAAAACCAACGGCGCGACCCGTACCGGCAGCCAGTTGAGCCAGTTGCGGTTTGCGTCCGATGTGGTCGCAGCCTCGACCAACCGCCTGTTCCATGCAGGCAGCGCGACAGGTGAAGCCAACATCACGGCCAGCGACAAGGTGTCGTGGAACGAGATCGTTGGTATCTGTGCCTTTGCGAAGCGCAAGCGCATTCAGCCGATCCGCTCCGGCGGAAAGGACTACTACGCGCTTCTGCTGACGACGGAACAGATGCGCGACCTGAAGCAGGATGACGACTACCAGAACATCAACAAGGACGGCGGCAAGCGCGGCGAGAAAAACCCGCTCTTTACCGGCGCAACCTCGGTGGTGGAC